GGCGCTCCGATATGAGTATTATGTTCCATGCCCGTTCTGTGGACAGATGCAGACGCTCCAGTTTTATTACCCTCATCCTGAGAGAAAAGAAGAGAAGGTCTTGCGGGTTCTATGGGATGGTGAGCTTGTCCCGGAGAACTATGACAACCTGCTCTTCACTTCATGGTATGAATGTCCGTATTGCAATGGGCATATACTCGATTATATGAAGTCTGAAATGCTGGCTAAAGGGCAGTGGATCGATCAGCGTGGAGTACCTCTGGACCCCCTACACAGCGATTCAAGAACTGTATCATTTCACCTCAATACGCTCTACTCGCCTTGGGTAACCTTCGGTGAGATGCTGAACAAGTATCTGGTAACCAAAAACGATCCTGAAGAGTATATCAACTTCATAAATTTGTGGCTGGGAGAACCTGTTAAGGATGAGACAACGATAGAAATCGATGACCGGTTGGATTCACTCACCATTGATTATGACCCCGGGAAGGTTCCAAAGGATGCTGTAGTTCTGATTGAGACAGTCGACGTACAGAAATATTATCTTCAGTATGTGGTGCGAGCATGGTCATTGGGGAGAGAGTCATGGCTGGTTCGGGAATCTCAGATTGGCGATTTCGAGGAGCTGGAACGGGAGCTTCTTTCAATGCAGTATCAAAGCGAAGATCCTTCAATCTTGTATCGGCCTCGAATGGTTTTGGTGGATGCAGGGTATAGAACAGAAGAGGTTTATGATCTGGTTCGCAAATACCCCAAGTTCATACGGGCTACCAAGGGCTCATCTGGGCCTATGGCTACACCCTACTCAGCACGAAAGATAGATGTCTACCCGGACGGGCGCAGGATGCCCGGTGGTGTTACCCTCTGGTTGTTCGATACGATGTACTGGAAGGATGCGCTGGCGCGGCGGATAGGTGTCGGGGATGATGGTGAGCCTTTACTGGATACATGGCATCTACCAAAGGGGGTGTCTGAAGCTTATATCAAACAGCTAACTGCAGAGGAGAAGGTCACATCTCGGAACAGGCGATCTGGTAAGGTGACAACTGTATGGCAGATTAAGCAAGGGCGGAAACGAAACGAGGCGTTTGACCTCGAAGTACTCCAGTTACTCGGAGCTGATATGCTGGGTCTGAAGTTCTATGCAGGACAGAAGAGAGTGTTCTTATCTGATGGGCCGCCGATTAAGAAAAAGACCCAGAAGATAGTCGTAGCAAAACCAGCGGCTAAATCGAATTGGATGACAAATGGAAGATAAGAAAGCCTGTGATACATTCATAACGATCCAAGTAGCGGCAGACATTCTATCCTGTACTCCGCAGTTTATATATACGCTGATTGGGTCCGGTGATCTGAAGGCCATCAAGCTGGGTAGCCGTGCCTTGCGTATCTCTGTAGAATCTCTCCATAATTTCATCGACAATAACTGGGTCGATCCTGAGACTTATCGCGTGGAAGAGGATGAAAAGAAGCCTCTGAAGCGTGGTGGAGCTGTCACAGCGGGAGCCCGGTCTGAATTCATGTCTCGATAACCTACCTTTTTTTCAACCGAATACGTTCGAAGAATGTGGGCGGCATTGAAATGATTCAAAACTATTGGTAGTCTGGCATCACTTGTTACTCCTCGGAGGGGCAGATGAGCGATGCTACATTATTAGCCGCAATAGATACAGCCATTTTACAACTCGTTGCCGGACAGCGTAAAGTTATGCTGACGTTCGGAGACAAATCCATTCAATACGGACAGACAAACCTTGCAGACCTCAGAGCACTCAGAGACTCGACCGCCGCGGATATTGCGACAGCGGCAGAGGTCACTGCTCCTCCCAAGTATGTGTTAGCCAGATTCAGCAAAGGACTCTAATGAAATACCTTTCGATTCTCGATCATCATGGTAGACAAATCCCTGTGAAGGCGAGTGGTTTTCAGGGTGCTGGTTCCGGGCGTAGGCTTGGGGCATGGTCTCCATCTACATCGGGGCCTACCTCTATTGTAACTAATAGCTTATCTTCTCTTCGTTCTCGCTCTCGGGACCTTATACGGAACAATCCACTGGCTGATGGGGGCTCTGATGACTATGTAGCCACCGTGATTGGGACCGGGCTGAAGCCTCGCTGGTATAAGCTGGATACTGAGGAACGTGCGGTGATGCAAGATCACTGGGCCGATTGGTGTGAAGAGGCCGATCTTACTGGGAAGCTGAGCTTTTACGGGCTTCAAAGTCTCGTATGTCGCGGTCTCCTCGATGCTGGTGAGTCACTCACACGAATCATAAGAACTCCTGTCCGATCCACGGATAAGTTTCCTCTCAAGCTTCAGGTCTTAGAGGCTGACCATCTTGATGAGAAGTATTCCATGAAGGTGAATAATAAGATGATCCGCATGGGTATCGAGATCAATGATATGGGTATCCCTGAGTTCTATCATCTCTGGAAAGAGCACCCGGGTGAATCGTTCATCGGAAGTAACCTTGATCGTGTAGCGGTACCTGCAGATGATATAATGCACGTCTTTAAAGTTCTCCGGGCAGGTCAGTTGAGAGGCCGTCCGGGGCTGTCCTCGATCATCGTAAAGCTTTATGACCTCGATCAGTATGATGACGCGGAGCTGATCCGTAAGAAGGGCGCGGCAATGTTCGGCGGGTTCCTGTACGAGGAGGAGAAATCCAAGGATTATCCTGACCCGACAGAGTATCTGGGGCGAAGTGATGGTGTAGATTCAGAGGATCAAAATATAATAGCCTTTGAACCGGGAACCTTTCCGAAGCTTCCTCCGGGTCTGAAGGTGGAATTCTCTGAACCCGTTGATGTGGGGGAAATGTATGACCCTTGGATGAAGAAACAGTTACGAGATATAGCAAAGGGGTTTGGGTTGACATACGATATGTTCACAGGTGACCTCTCCAACGTGAACTTTTCAAGTATTCGGGTTGGGTTGAACGCCCTGAAGAGGCGTGTCACGCAGTTACAGCAGGAAGTTATCATCTTCCAGTTTTGTCGTAAGGTTATGCAGGAGTTTTTAAGATCGCTGGTGCTTACCGGGCGGCTGGGAGTGAGAGAATACACACGGAAGTACAGTGATGTCCTCTGGACCCCGGACAGGTGGCCCTCTGCCAACCCGTTGCAGGATTCACAGAATGACTTATTGGAAGTACAGGCCGGATTCGCTTCAAGGTCTAAGAAGGTGAATGAACGTGGCGAAGATGTGGAGAAGGTTGATAAGGAACAGACTGAAGACCTTGCTCGGGAGACGACCTCCGGTCTTGATTACTCTTCGACCGTAAGATTGCAGACAGGAGCCGGTGATGAATAACGCTAATCCTTTGAGGTTTTTTACTAATCCGTTGCTGATGGAATTCACAGCGGTTCAGGATTTGATGGGTATGCTCAACACTCGGGCCGCGTTGCTGGACTTTAACCCTCAAGCCATAACGCAAAATACGGTAAACCGCTCCGCTGTCATCGCTGTCCATGGGGTTCTCACATATAGACCTGACATAATCTCCATGCTTTTCGGAGATGGGACAGATTATATGTCTATCCGGGAGCAGTTTCAGGCCGCTCTGGATGATGGTGACACAGACAGAATCATTCTCGATGTTGACTCTCCCGGTGGAGAGGTTGCCGGGATGTTCGATCTTGCAGACGACATCTTCAACGCCAGAGGAAAGAAGCCGATCATCGCAGTTCTCAATGAATCTGGATACTCGGCGGCGTATGGTATCGCAAGCTCCGCAGATAGGATTTATGCACCGCGAACAGGCGGTGCTGGTAGTGTCGGTGTTATAGCCGTTCATATTGATCAATCAGGGTATGATGAAAAGCTGGGGGTGGCGTATGAAGTAATCAAGGCTGGACAATTTAAGGATGACTTTGATCCTCATTCCCCGCTCAGTGCAGATGCGCGTGCGAGGATTCAGGCTATAATTGACGCGGACTATGAGTTATTCGTTAACCTCGTAGCACGGAATAGAGGACTTAATCCTTCTGACGTGAGGGCTCAGGAGGCCGGTCTTTATTACGGCAAGGCCGCTGTTGATGCTGGGTTGATAGACGCGGTTCAGTCGTGGAAACAGGTGGCAAGCAAGTATCAAATACGAAAAGGAGGTTTTGATATGCAGACTATCGTAGATCAGGTACGAGCCCTTATATCAGGTGATAAGGAGACTGATGAGGCCAAGGTTATTGAGGCCATGGGTTATGTGCCGAAACTGGCAGAGGGGGCTGTGGTAACGACCGCTATTGATATGCAGGCTGGAATTGATGCGGCTGTACTGGCGGCTCTGGAGACGGCAAAGGCGGCGGCGAAGACGGAGCTTGAGACAGCGGTTTCCGGGGTAACGGAGAATATCAACGGGCTGGTTGAACTCTGTACCCTGACCAAACGGGTTGATCTTCTCGGAGGGTTTATCAATGAGAAGCTGAGCCTTGATGATGCGAAGGTAAAGCTCCTCGCGGCTCAGACTCCGGGTGATCCGAACCATGTGGTTTCAA